CTCATCCTTTACTATCAGAGGCAGTCACACAGTTTCAGGCACAAGCCTATAAAGAATTACTTCCTGCAGGAGGACCTGTTAGAACTCAAGTTATGGGAGATCCTACTCCTGAAGTAGAAGCACAAGCAAAGCGAATCAAAAGTTTTATGAACTATCAAGTGACCAATGTCATGCAAGAGTTTGATCCCGAGCTTGATCAAATGTTATTTCACTTACCTTTAGCAGGATCAGCTTTCAAAAAAATTTACTATGATGGAACTCTAGAACGAGCTGTATCTAAATTTATACCTGCAGAAGATTTAGTAGTTCCTTACCTTATCTCAGACTTAGAAACTTGTATGCGTATTACACACATTGTAAAAATGAAACACAATGATTTGAGAAAAAATCAAGTGTCAGGTTTTTATCGTGATATTGATGTATCAGCATCAAGATCTGATGTATCAGAAATAAAAGAAAAACAAGATGAGATATCAGGAGTAGAACAAGTTTCATTTAGTGAAGAAGAGCATAATCTTTTAGAGATGCATGTTGATTTAGACATTCCTGGATTTGAAGACAAAGATGGTCAAAACAATAACACAGGTATTATGTTGCCTTACATTGTTACTATTGATGAAGATACAGGAGAAGTTTTATCTATATATCGAAATTGGAATCAAGCAGATCCATTAAGAAAAAAGAAACAATATTTTACTCACTACAAGTTTTTACCTGGTCTAGGTTTCTACGGCTTTGGTCTTATACACATGCTAGGTGGTTTATCAAGAACTGCTACTGCAGCTTTACGTCAACTTATAGATGCAGGAACTCTATCAAACTTACCTGCAGGATTTAAAGCAAGAGGACTTAGAGTCAGAGATGATGATGAACCACTACAGCCAGGAGAATGGCGTGATGTTGATGCACCTGGCGGAAGTTTACGTGATTCACTTATGCCTTTACCTTACAAAGAACCAAGTGGAACTTTATTTCAATTATTAGGATTTGTTACAGAAGCAGGTAGAAGATTTGCAGGTGTAACAGATATGATGATGGGTGAGGGTGGTAGTCAGCAACAACCTGTTGGAACAACTATGGCTATCTTAGAACGTGGCATGAAAGTTATGTCCGCTATTCACAAAAGATTACACTATGCTCAAAAAGTAGAATTTAATTTATTATCAAAAGTATTTTCAGAATACTTACCTCCTGAATATCCTTACATGGTAGCAGGTGGTAATCAAATGGTTAAGCAAACAGACTTTGATGACAGAGTAGATGTCATTCCTGTTTCAGATCCAAACATATTTTCTATGGCACAGCGTGTAACTCTTGCACAAACACAGTTACAACTTGCTCAGTCAAATCCTCAGATACATAATTTACATGAAGCTTACAGAAGAATGTACGAAGCTCTTGGAGTTCAAAATATTGAAAAAGTATTACCTCCACCACCTCAGCCACAACCAAAAGATCCTGCCATGGAGAACGCAGGTGCTCTTGTAGCACAAAAACCTGTAGCATTTCCTGATCAGGATCATTCTGCACACATTAGAGCACACAGAGCCTTTATGTCTTCAAGTTTAGTAAGACAAAATCCTCCAATTATGTCAATGTTGCAATCACACATAACAGAACATGTTGGATTTATGGCTAGAAACATCATACAAGAAGAAATGGCACCTGAAATGCAACAAATAATGCAACAAACAGGGGGTCAAATACCACCTGAACAACAAGAACAACTACAAGCACAGACAGAAAGTGCTGTTGCAGTCAAAATTGCAGAGATAATTGAACAAATGGTAGCTGAAGAGCAAGAAATGTTTGATCAAACAGGGTCAGATCCACTAATTCAACTAAAACAACAAGAAATAGACCTAAAAAAGAACGATTTAGAGCTAAAAGCAATGCAACAGGGTCAAAAACAAGCTCTAGATGAGAAAAAACTAGAACAAAAGGATGCTGTTGATAGAGAAAGAATGCAATCTCAAGAAGATATAGCTCAGTTAAAGGCAAATGTAGCTCTTGACAAAGCTGAGGGAGATCGCAATATGGATAGAAGTGAAAGAGCACAAGATAGACTACTGAAAAAAGAACAACAAAGAGAAAACATAGCTGTAAAGCAATCTCAAATGAATAAAGGGAGGACTTAAAATGGGAAAATTATGTGCAAAAGGAAAAGCCGCAGCAAAAAGAAAGTTTGATGTTTATCCAAGTGCCTATGCTAACATGTATGCATCTGCAGTGTGTTCAGGCAAGATAAAACCTGGTGGCAAAAAGAAACCAAAGAAAAAAGCAATGGGTGGTTCTATAAATGAGATATCACAATCAAGAAAACAAGTTTCTGCAGACAGAAAAGTTAGAGGCGGTAAAATTATAGCCGCAGCTTGTGGCGGAGTAACTCGTAGAAAAGCAACCTCACTAAATTAATGGCTAAAAAAGGATTAAGAGCTTGGGTTAAAGAAAATTGGGTAGATATAGCCAATAAAAAATCTGACGGTTCTTATCCTAAATGCGGTAGAAGCGGTAAAGAAAAAAGAAAAAATTATCCTAAATGTGTTCCTATAGCTAAAGCAAGAGCAATGTCAAAAGGACAAAAACAAAGTGCTGTAACTAGAAAACAACAAGCAGGAAACACAGGTCCAAAACCATCAAATGTTAAAACACTAAAAGCAAGGTCAGGAGGGCTAGCTGTACGAGGATATGGCATGGCTATGAGATAATGCCAAAGACAGCTGCATGGACAAGAAAAGAAGGAAAGAGTAAATCAGGAGGCCTAAACAAAAAAGGCGTAGCTTCTTACAGAGCTGCTAATCCTGGCTCTAAACTTAAAACAGCAGTTACTACTAAACCCTCTAAATTAAAAAAAGGTTCAAAAGCCGCTAGTAGAAGAAAGTCTTTTTGTGCTAGAATGTCTGGTATGAAGAAAAAATTAACAAGTTCAAAAACAGCAAATGATCCTAATTCAAGGATTAATAAATCTTTGAGGAAATGGAATTGCTAATGGACGTACATGATATAAATAATTTAACTGATAAAATTATGAAAAAAGCCTATAAAATAGCATTAGAAAACACAAAGAATCCTGATGATACTGTTTTTATTGCAAATGCATTTTTAAATACAGCAAAAATGTTATATACTGAAGCATTAGGAGAAGACTTGACAAAAGTTTTATTTAGACAAATAATAGAGTTAGGTTTTGCCGACCAAACAAAAACATTACACTAAGGAGAAGTTATGAAAAAGATTAATGAAAAGACACAACCGGGTTTAAAGGCTTTGAAAAAAGTAGCACCTGAAGCAGTCAAGAATATGGGCTACATGAAGAACGGTGGCGATGTAAAAGTTGACGAAGTTATTAGAATGCCTAAAGAGATTCAAATACCTGGTATGATGGGCGGTGGCATGATGAATTATAAACATGGTGGTCACGCTAAAAAAATGATGGGTGGCGGAATGATGAATTATAAATACGGAGGCCAAGCTAAAAAGATGATGGGCGGTGGCATGATGTATAAAGATGGTGGTGATGTTCAAACTGTAACTCAAGGCCACAAAGGTATGAAGAATACCGTCAAGTATAAATAATTTCAAAAAATTAAGGAGGGCAACATGAAACTACTTAAAGATACATGGGAATGGTTAAAAGAATGGAACGATTGGAACATGAAAGACTGGATTAAAGCTGGTATTGTGTGCGCAGTTGTTTTAACTGTTTTGTGGAAAATGGGCGGAGCATAAAATGTTCAATCTACTAGTCGGGCCTCTCACTTCAATTATAGGTGATACAGTAAAAGGTTTTGTTGCAACTAAAAAAGCAAAATCAGAATTAAAACTTACTGAGATTCAAGCACAGAAGAGTTTGAAGGAGCAGCAGATCGCTGGGAAAGTAGCGTGGGAGGCTTCGGCTGTAGATCAAATGAAAGGGTCGTGGAAAGACGAATTTGTTTTACTAGCCCTGATGGTTCCTGCAATTTGCAGCTTTTTGCCTTTTATGCAACCACATATAGCTCGTGGGTTTGAGATTTTGGAAACTTTACCTGAGTATTATACTCATTTATTATACCTTGCCTGCAGTGTCAGTCTGGGGGTTAGGGCGGCACCTGGTATCAAAGGTATGATTTCAAAAGTAAAAAAATAATATATGGATCCAATAGAATTATTAGAATTTTTAAACAAAACTATTAGAAATAAGAGATCAGATATAAGCACAGTTATCTTGACAGGCGGTGCAACAGACTATACTAATTATATGAATCTTATCGGACAATTGGCTTCGTTAGATTTTATAGAACAAGAAACACAAGATTTCTTGCAAAAAAGGAGAATAAATGTCGACGAAGGAAAAGAAAATACCTGACAGAGTTTTAAACTTTGATAAAGGTCCAAGTGAACCAATTCAATCAAACAATCCTCAAGATTTAAAAGAAAAATTACCTAAGCCAACAGGTTGGCGTATAGTTATCCTTCCTTATAAAGGAACAGGGAAAACTAAAGGTGGAGTTATATTATCAGATCAAACAGTTGAGATGCAATCAGTGACTACTACATGTGGACTCGTTCTATCTGTGGGACCTGATGCTTATAAAGATTCAAACAGATTCCCGGAAGGTCCGTGGTGTAAAGAGAAAGACTGGGTTATCTTTGGTAGATACGCAGGCTCTCGTCTTCAAATTGATGGCGGAGAGATACGTATTTTAAATGATGACGAAATTTTAGCAACAATCAAGAATCCAGAGGATATCTTGCATTTATATTAATAACATGGAGGAACCATGCCTGAACAAGCAATAAATACAGCAATCGAAGAACCCGTCGTAAACGTTCCTACAGAAGGTGACAACGTTGATGTTGAAGTTAAACAAGACGAAAAACCTCAAGTAGAGATTCAAGAACCTCAAGCAAAAGAAGAGGAACTAGATGATTACAGTGATAAAGTTAAAAGTAGAATAGCTAAACTTACAGGAAAACTTCGTGAAACTGAAAGACGAGAAGAAGCTTCTTTTAAATATGCAAAACGTGTTGCAGAAGAGAACAAAAAACTAAAAGCAGAAAAAAACAGCTTAGACAATAGTTATATTGATGAGTTCAAAGCTAGAACTGAAATTGAAACAGCTAAAGTTAAAGATGACTTACAAAGAGCAATTGAATCTCACGATGTTCAAGCNCAAGTTACAGCTCAAGAGCAGCTATCTAACTTAGCTATTGACAATCAAAGGGTTTTAGCTACAAATGAAGCTAGGAAAGTTTCTAAAGAGGAGGAAGTTCCACAGGACGCCCCTGTAGATGCTCCTCCTAAACGTAAAGATCCTAAGGCAGAAGCCTGGGCCGAGAAAAACACTTGGTTTGGTCAAGACGAAGCAATGACTTATGCTAGTTTTGGTGTCCATAAAAAAGTGGTTGAAGAAGGCTTTGATCCAAACTCAGACGATTATTATGCTGAGATTGACTCTAGGATGAGAAAAGAGTTTCCCCATAAATTTGATGGGGTACAGAATACAGGAGCTACAAAACCCGTCCAATCTGTAGCATCTGCCGGTCGCTCAACAGCGCAATCATCTGGACGCAAAACAGTTAGACTGACCCCGAGCCAGGTCCATATCGCCAAAAGACTTGGAGTACCTCTGGAAGAATACGCTAAATACGTGAAGGAGTAATAGCAATGGAAAATAATACAACCAAGAAGACCTCACGCACTGATAATTCTCGTGAAAAAACAAAGAGAAATCAACCTTGGCGCCCACCATCAAGCTTAGAAGCACCTGAAGCACCGCCAGGATTTAAACATAGGTGGATTAGAGCAGAGACTCTAGGTACAGACGACAAGAAGAACATGGCAGCAAGACTAAGAGAAGGTTTTGAGCTAGTTCGAGCTGACGAGTATCCAGACTTTGCCGCTCCAACTATAGATAATGGCACGCACGCAGGAGTTATAGGTGTAGGTGGACTACTGCTTGCTCGTATACCTGACGAGATTGTTGAATCAAGATCTGAGTATTTTGCCAATCAGACAAGAACTCAGGAAGAATCTGTAGACAATAATCTTTTCAAAGAGCAGCATCGAAGTATGCCTATTACGTCAGATAGACAAAGTAGGGTTACTTTTGGTGGTGGTAGAGGTTCAGATAAAAAGTAATTTTTATCAAACTCCTATCACTATAACTTAATAATAAAAACCTAACTGGTTTTATAGGAGGACTTAACCATGGCAAATAAAGATGCCCCTTTCGGGTTTAGACCTGCAAAGATGATTGGTGGAGCAGCATTTAATGGTGGCCAAACAAGTTATGGAATCGCAAGTGAATATAATACAAATATATTTACAGGCGATGCAGTCGAATTGCACACTGACGGTACAGTAACCGTTGGAGCAGCGGCAGCTACTAACTTAATAGGCGTTTTCAATGGATGTTTTTTTACTAACTCTTCAGGAGAACCTACATTCTCAAAACACTGGCCTGCTAGCACAGTAGCAACTGATGCAGTAGCCTTTGTTATAGACGACCCAAACGTGGTCTACGAAGCACAAGAAGATAGCACAGATATTGGAGCCTCATGGCCTGCCAATAGAGGTTCTAACGCTGATTTAGTATCTACTCACGCAGGTAGCACAGCAACAGGACGTTCAAAGCAAGAGCTAGATTCAAGTTCAATTACTGCTGCTACAGCACAGTTCAGAATCGTAGACGTATGTGCGGCTGAAAACAACAATGACACAGCAAGTGCAAATGGAAACTATCTCGTTAGAATTAACGAAGGTCTTCATTATGCTAATACTGCTGGTATCTAATAGGAAGGACTAATAGATGGCTATATCAAGAAGTCAACTTGTCAAAGAGTTGGAACCTGGTCTTAATGCATTATTCGGTCTGGAATATGCAAGATACGAAAACGAGTGGGCGAATATTTTCGACGTTGAAAGCTCAGACAGAGCATTCGAAGAAGAAGTAGAGCTTTCTGGTTTTGGAACAGCACCAGTGAAAGCTGAGGGAGCAGGCGTACAATTTGACGATGCTACAGAAGCTCACACAAGTCGCTACACACACGAAACAATTGCTTTAGCATTTGCAATCACTGAGGAAGCAGTAGAGGACAACCTTTACGATAGTCTCAGCTCTAGATACACAAAAGCTCTAGCACGTTCAATGGCTAACGCTAAAGAAATTAAGGGTGCAAACGTTCTTAACAGAGCATTTAACTCTTCTTTCACAGGCGGAGACGGTGTTGAATTATGTTCAACTGCACACTTAACAGTGTCAGGTGGTAACTATGCCAACGAACTATCAACATCTGCTGACTTGAACGAAACATCATTAGAGCAAGCAATGATCGACATTGCAGGCTTTATTGACAATCGTGGTCTAAAAGTGGCAGTCAAAGCAACTAAGATGATCATTCCGGTCAATCTTCAGTTTGTTGCAGAAAGACTTATGAAGACTCAATTAAGAGTTGGTACATCAGATAACGATATTAACGCTATCGCCAACATGGGTATGATCCCTGGCGGATATGTGATTAATCACTATTTAACTGATACTGACGCATTCTTCTTAAAGACAGATGCACCAAACGGTCTAAAGCACTTTAATCGTTCACCGATTAAAACTTCTATGGAAGGTGACTTTGACACTGGTAACGTAAGATACAAAGCTAGAGAGAGATATTCATTTGGATTCTCTGATCCTAGAGGTATTTTCGGCTCACCAGGAGCATAATAAATCTTTGGAATGGGCGTATTAATTACGCCCATTCTTATTGCAAATTTCTTTCAAAACTGTATATATAACTATAGTAGCTACGTAGACTGCATATGCAGACGATATAGAGACTACGTAGTAAGGTCTATATAACCAAGGAGGTTTTAAAATGGCAAACTCAACATTTAGTGGTCCAATAAGATCAAAAGGTGGATTTAATGTAATTAATGAAGCTAGCGATACAGGAGCAATTACAGAAACTGGTTTCTCTGTAAACTCAACAGGACAACTTATTTCACTAGGAACTAGAAAAATACAAACATTCGCAGTAGATTTATCTGGAACAAATGCAGCATCAGTTACTTATGGTGATAATGATGTTCTAGTAGAACTAGGTGCATTAAACACAGATCACCCAGATGCTTTAGTAACAGCAAGTAAATTCTTTATTCATAAAGTAGTGCTTGGTATTACAACTGCAGCGGCAAGTGATGCTCAATCATTAGCTAACTTACAATTATCTGCAACTTCAGGTACAGCTACTAATACTGCTATATCTTCAGGAACTGAAATTGTAGGAGCAGGTGTTGCATCATTTAATCCAAGAATTTCTGCTACTGATTCAGTAACAGAAGTTGATATTGATTTAGATGCCACTGCTGGTACTTACCACGTTTTTGCACCAAACATTACTGCAGCTATTGCAAGTAAAAACTTGTACTTAGGTGCTGGTGCAGCTTGTGATGCAGCTTTAACTGCTTTCCGTGGAACACTTGAAATAGAGTATTCAGTATTCTAAAAAATAACGTGGGGCTTCGGCCCCACAGTTCTTAATTAAGGAGGGAACATGGCCGACACAGTAACAGGACCAACAATCCTACAACAAAACGACAATCGTGTTGTTATCAAAATTGTTAATCAATCAGATGGATCAGGTGGCACTACAGTTTTTGGTGACGTATCAGCATTAGCTGCTAGAGCAGATGGAACTGCAGTAGCACATTTAGGACTACTAAGAGTTTGGTATTCTTGTCAAGGTGGTGATGGAGGAAACTCTTANGCACGTTTAGATGAAGAAGATTCAGANGGTGACATTCCTATCATTGGTTTAACAGGAGCAGGTTATTGGGACTTTAGAGAGTTTGGTGGAATACCAGCAGACAAGTCTAGTAACAGTAATCAAAGCGATGTTAATTTTGTTGTACCAGGCACAGCAGATGCAGGTAACATGTACACAATTATAGCTGAGTTTCAAAAAATTTATTAATGATACATGGCTACTTCAGGCACAACATCATTTGATCTAAGTATAGAAGAGATCATCGCAGAGGCATTTGAAAGATGTGGTCTTTCAGTTCGTTCTGGTTATGATTTAAGAACTTCTAGAAGATCCCTAAATCTTTTGTTTGCAGAATGGGCAAACAGAGGACTAAATCTTTGGACTATAGAACAAAGAACAAAAACTCTTACTGCAGGCACAACTTCTTATGATTTAGATACAGATCTAGTAGATATACTTTCAGCAGTATTATTTACAGCAAATGACACTACTGTTGATAAACAATTAGAAAGATTAAGTAGAGCAGAGTATTTACACATATCTAAAAAAACAACCTCTGCTGTTTCAACTCAGTATTATTTAGAGAGATCTATAACTCCAAAATTGTTTTTATATCCTACACCTAATGCAGCTGACACATTTAAATATTATGCCTTAACAAGAATTCAAGATGCAGGAAGTTATAGTGGTAATGCAGAAGTACCTTTTAGATTTTTACCTTGTCTTGTAGCAGGCCTTTCTTATTACATAGCAATGAAAAAGGCTCCTGAAAGAATTCAATTATTAAAACAAGTTTACGAGGATGAATGGACAAGAGCTTCTCAAGAAGATAGCACACGTTCAAGCCTTAGAATTGTTCCTA